ATTGCTAATGTTGATGCAGGTGTAGCTGGGCAAAACCCTGTCGCTGCGTTAGCGGTCAATGATCCACTCGTGCTACTGACTGCCCACATCGCTTCCAAATAATCCCCAGCACTGACCGAGATGATAGCCGCTCGGCTAACTACCAAGTTAGAACTACTCTGATGTAGTGAGTTTTTCATTGTAGAGCCTGTAATATCCACCCCGTTAATACGGGGCCAGAAGTAGAAGTCTACAGTCGAGCTAGAGCTAGACGTTATCTGTGCTGAGAACGACACCAAGTAAGACCCGCCTTCATCAAAGGTTATCTGTGAGCCTGACAGTGAGATGCTGTCGTCTGTTGTTCCTGTATAGGTCAGTGCATAGGCAGTGTTAGCGGATGCTGCTGTCTGAGTTGTAGAAACACCCAGAGCGGCTTCACCGTCTTTTAGGACTATCTGCCTAAACACACCATTCTTAGATACGACTGGGTAGCCGTTAGCCTCATCCCATAACAGGATGCCGTTCTCGGAAGGCGTATCGGTAGATACTTTAAATCGCAACTTGTCAGCTATACCTAGCATGTAGTTGACAAGACGCTCAGCCCAGCGATCTATAGCGCCGACAGTAGGTGTAGGCGGTCTGCGAATACTCATCGCCTACCACCCCCTGCAATATCTAGACGCATCCTACCTACGCGCCAATCTGTGTTATCTGTACCTTCTAGGCGCATCCTGATTTGTCGCCCTGTAAAGCGTACTGGACTAGGGTTAGCTAAAGTATACGCCCCATAGGTGCGCTCTGTGTCGTTGGGATGAAATCGCGTTTTAAACGTAGCCTCAACCGAACCTTGCGTATTTTCATCTGGAATTAGCTCAGTTGCTACTGCGACTTGATCACCATTACCTATAGAAATAGGGCCAGATTCAATGTACACATCATAGCCAGTGTGCGTCCAACCAACCTCATGCTCGTATAGATGTTTGTCGCTTGGGTCTGCCCAGATAGGGTTAATAAACGCACCCTGATCTATCCCTGCTGTACGTACTAATGTGCCTATCGTCCAAGTGTTGGTGTCGTAGTTCCATGCTACATAGCGGTCATTCTCTGTGGAGTTTGCACTAGGGTAGAAAAACCATGCTTCTGAAAACCTAGAGTTTTGCAATGCAAAAACATGAGTTGCGTAATCTCGGTTGATGTCAGCGAATACGTGGTCATATACTTCAGAAGGTAGCTTTTGCACCTGACCGCCTGAGTAAACGAAGAAGTTTTGGCGACCCATCCATACGACACCTCCTGAGAATGTCACAGCAGCTTTAGGCGATATGACACCGCAACCCGTACCTACTCGCTGAATAGAGTAGACAAACGGTGGGCCAATGTATGTTGCTGTGTGAGCATCAGTCGTGGTTAAGATGACTGCTTGGTCACGCGCCCTTAATCCGCACTGGATATAACCATCAGTCTGTAGCTCAATATCGCCAGCTTCATTGGTATCAGCAGGTGTCCAAGTGGTATTGTCTTCACGATCAGACCATTGGAGTTTACGCGGATTACCCCCAGCACCTAGAGCCATTAGGAATCGTTCTTCAGTCACCAGCAGGCCACGGCAGTTAGTTGGTGCATTCGAGATTACTGCCGCTGCGGTAGGCCCAACAAGATCAAGCTGCCACTCATAAAGCTTACCATCTTCAGTAGCGCAACCAACAAGATATTCACCCCAGTTATCTAAACTCCAAGTTGTAGCAGGTAGCGTTTGGGTACTATCGTTTCGCTCGGTACCGTATGCATCTTCACCATAGTTAAGTGCACCATAACCAGTGTTAGCTACAGCAGACTCACGCCCAGTAGAGTATCCAGCGGGTGTGATATCGTACTGCGCGCCTTCCTGATCATAAATGTATAGCTTTTCGTGTGTAGCTGCAGCGATATAACGATCAAGCGAGTTGTCAGACCATGCGTACATAGAGCGGCAAATAGATGCAGTAGCCGTTGCAGACTTCTGCGACCACCCGCCCACAGGACGTACTGCATTGTCTATCCAGCGTACCAAATTAGAGTCATTCCACCGATTAGATGCTTGGTAGTCTGTACCGTTTTTATACACACCAGCAGGTATATCTAGCGTAATTAAAGGCATAGTCTCACATCCTTAAGCTGGCCAGTTCGGTTCCGGCATTGCCGCTATAAACTCTTCTAGCGTTGGTTCGACACCAGACGCTACGTATTTACCCATCTGAACCAAAGCTTCGTTCCAACAGCTATCGCGCCATTCAATAGCTGCCGTTGCTTCAGCAGCCCACTTAGCTTTAGTGCTGTTAGCGTAACTAACCATAGAGATAAGGCTATCGTAACCTTTCTCCCTAGCTGTATTGTCTAGAAGATTCTGCACAGCCGCTGAGTAGGTGTCCATCTTAGCTTTTACTTTAGCTTGCTGATCTTCAGCAGATAAAGATTCAACGCTTTTAGTAAGAGTCCAGACGCCGTTCACAAGCGTAGGTTCAGACGCTGTAACAACTTGCTGTGTGTTTTCATCATACGCTGGATTGTCAGCGATAGTGACAGGATAAACACCCCAATCCGCTAATAACTCATCAGTCGGACTCTTAGGGAATGATGTATTGGGGTTGTCTTTTCGCAGTAAGCCGATTGAGTATGGGTATATCTCGACTGTATTCCCGCTTGCTTTTACATACATACTTCACCTATACGCTTAGTGTCGGTAAGGTAGCGATTACTGCTCTAATATCTAGACGCTCGCCTTTATCGTTGGCTTGCTGTATTAAAGGCTCAACCGTAGCCCATATACCTTCACGCCAATTAAAGGCGGCAACTGCAGCATCGTTGTAGTAGCTACTACCTTTATAGCTTAGAAGCGTAGCCATATCACGGAAACCAGCTTCCTTAGCTTGATCGTCCATAAAGCCTTCTACAAGCTCCCTATAGCCGACCTTGAACTGCTTTTTGTTGGCTTCGCGCTCTGATTGCGCTAGAGGAGTCAACCTGTAACCAAGTGTCCATACACCATTAGCACGCTTAGGCTTATTGTCATAAACCAAAGTTTCAGAGACAGGGTTGTAATCTGGCTCTGGCACATCAACTGGGAAGACACCGTAGCGAGCCAAAGACTTTTCATTAGGAACAGATGGAAAAGACACGTTAGGGTTTTCTTTTCTCAACTCTAAAACCGTGTAAGGAAATATCACTTCTCCGGCTTTTGATGCTTTTACGTATTTTACGCTCATATCAGCCTCTTACTTAATAAAATGTTGCTTCATCTATTGAGCCTACAAGCGTAAAGTCACCTGCGGTGCCCAGATTGTTGCCCGGATCAGAAATATTGATAGGTAAAGCTATATCAGGCGTAACTCCTGTCGCGGAAATCACCTGTGCCAAGTTTCTAGGTGAAAGTGTTCCGGGGATTAAGAATGGATTGCTTGAGCTTAAATCCATGTACGCGTTATCGTAATAAAACTCGCCCAAATCACCATACGGATACCTAGACAGCTCATCAAAGTGCATGATGTCTGTATCTCTAGAACTTGCACTTTCTATAGTGCCGCCATAATCAAGAAAAGATGCCGAACCTGTAACGTCAACCCCATTCACAATCAAATGTCTTTTACTTGTATTTGACGTATCGAAAGAAAAGGTTATGTGATAGACGTTAGTTAGGGTCAGACCCGCATATTGCATACGAAATACCTCTGTACCTGCGGTATTCCTAAAAAACGCATCAAGAGTTGTGCCGCTATTGATATTAATAACGTGTGAGTTGTCGCCTAAAGTTGAACTTTGCTGAACGTTCCATATATAAGTAAAGTCTGTTGTTCTCGGCCTTACTATAAAATTGACGGTAACCTGAGTTGTTGCAGCAAGCGATATACTTCTAGTCAGCCCATCGCTACCTGCACCGTTAAAGATACAGCCTGAAACGTCAGGCTCCACCGAATATTGCTTAGTAGCTAGCCTTGAAATAGACATTAGGAAAAGTCCTGCCCTGAGGTTATACCCACCCAAGTAGTGCCACCATCGTGTGTAATAAACACGAACAAATCAACAGCAGAAGCTGTCGATGTCAGCGTTGGTGCAGAGCCATATGGCCAAATAACGCTCGCTGGCCATGTCACTGTATAACCTGAAGCGCCAGCATCCTGCACAATCTTAATCACCATACCGTAAGCCGTACCAGTGCTTGGTGGATTAGAGAAAGTTAGTGTAGTGTCCTCTGTGAGCGTATGAGCAAATACTGTAGCCGTAGAGCAATCTACTGTAGCTGCGTTTGATGAGCTTGTGAAGGTCGCGTAGCTTTCCTTCAACTGAATGGTTTTAGGGGATATGCCTGTAGTACCGTCAAGCAGGTCATCAATCGTGTCTAAATTAGCGTTTAGCTTAGTACCCCAAGTGTTGGCAGATGCGCCAACTTCTGGCTTGGTTAAGCTGTATGTCGTTGTGGTTGTATCTGCCATGTTATTGCTCCGTTAAGATTCTGGGAAGTCTGCATCAGGTACAGTGAAGTTTGAGGTATACCTACAAACACCTTTAGTCACTCGTATTGAGTCCATCTGCCCCACAAAAGAGTAGCTTGTAGTTAAGCCTGAAA